CATCACAGGAACCGTCCGGATAAAAGGTGATCGTCGCGCCGCCGGCGATCGGGTCTCCCGCCAACCCACTTGGCGTGGACCGTGCCGTTGTGGTCCCGGGTCCGGCGTCGGCGAGCCCATCCCAGGTGCCCGCCGCGGGGGAAGAGTCCGTCGTTTCGGCTGGGGATCCCGGATCGGACGCCGCTGCCAGGCCGGGGTCCGGTGCCGTTTCGGTCCCGGTCGGCTTCTCCACCGAGCGGATCTCGACCAGGTCCGACACATCGGACACTTCGGCGGACAGCGAGGGGATCGGCTCGAAGACTCCCGGGGCGCGGGCGGGATCAGCCTCCCAGAGGATGCTCAGTGAGGGTGTGGCCTCGCCCATCCCGGAACCGGCGTTTCCGGGGGTGTCCCCGGAGGTGCTGCCGGAACGGCTGTCACCGCCTTGGATTCCGGTGGCGTCCGTGGTCGAGACGACCATCTGGACCTTGCGTCCGGTGTTGGCCGCGTGCGCCCTCGCAAACCGCATGGCGGTCTCGACGCGTTCCACCCCCTCGTTGAGTTGAGCTGTCCGACGCAGACTCGAGAAGCCGAACACCGCCGCCGCGAACAGGCCCGCCAACAACCCGACGGTCAGGAGCAGTTCCACGAGGGTGAAACCGCCGCTGCGTCGACAGGATGTCGCGGGTCTGGAAGGCATTCGGTGGTCGTTGAGTTCGGGATCAGGTTCCCGGGGTCACTTGGCAGCGCCACCGGTGCCGCCGCCGCCACCGCCACCACCACCACCGCCACCGCCGCCACCACCGCCGCCACCCGCGCCTGTTTTTACAGATGCAACGGTAGCGAGTCCTGGCACACTAAATGTTGCCTATTCGGATGGAGTGTCTGCGACTAATACCACGAGTTATTCTGTATTTTCGGGTGCATTGCCAACTGGATTAAGTTTGAATACATCTACTGGCGCTATAACGGGAACACCAACTGCTCAAGGAAGTTATAGTTTTGTCATACGCGCTACTGGTAGCGGTGGCAATACGAATACATCAACCTTGACTATTGTGATCAACCCACCAGGTAGAAGATTTACTGGTAGTTCCACTAGCGTAGCTCTGACAAACATGAAGCGTCATAACGGCTCTAGTTTTGTAGATGTGACGATTGTGAGACGGTTTACTGGTTCAGCTTGGGTAGATGTGACAAACAACTAAACAGGAAGTTGTTGTTTTTTATCTAGGTCAAAAGTCCAAAAAGATGCGATTGTGTATCTAAGGTTGCCTTCGACTTTGCTTACTCCGTGTAGATGAACCTTGTCAGATGGGTGTATAGCCAACATTCCAGTCTTAGGCTTGATGGCTATATCGTGATTTGGATAATAAGTAGCCCCGCCATCAAAGTCATCATTTAGATACAGCACACATCCAAAGGCACGGTGCTTATTGTCATCGTGATAGGCCGTGTCCTCCATGTCATCAGAGTGGGGCGGCATCTCCATGCCTGGATACCATCTAACAACTTGCTGGACATCAGAATAAACATCCTTATCTAAGCCATACTGAGACTTGATTTCATTAGCAACTCTGCTTCTAAGATCAATCAGGTATAGCCCTAGCTCTTTATCGCGCTCAAGATAAATAGTAAAATCATTTAGGACTTTATTGTCCCAAAAAGTATTTGGTGAACGGTTCCATTCCTCAAAGCTGTTGGCTATTTCGATTATTTCTAGGCACTTTGATTCAGGGATGAAATTTTCTATGGTTTTAGCATTAAACATTTTTAGCTCCTTATAGCCCTGATACTACACCTTTGCTTAGTTATAGGCTATAGTCCAGGTGGAAAAGATTGTAAAATAGGCAGTATGGCAGAAGAAACCACAGGCGTTCGCATAACCCAGCGAGACATTTACGAAAAGCTTATTGAGCTACAAGCAGTTCAAATTGAGCTAGTTTCAGACATCAAAAACCTCAAAGATCTGCCAGCCCGCATGAACCGTGTAGAGCAGAAACTTGCTCGCATGGAATGGATTGAGAAGCTTGTCTTTACTGCCCTTGGTTCGGGCGTCACTGGGTTTATTGCAGCACTCTGGGCATTACTACGATGAGACACCCGTTTTCTAAAAAGACAATTACTTCCCGATTCGGTGCAATCAAAGGCCGTGTCATTCCGCACCGCGGACTGGACTACGCACCAAAAGAAGGCACACGCATTCCCGCTGTTAGCGGTGGAACCGTGCAGGTTGTCAAGTGGTCAAGCATTCTGGGTTGGGTGCTGGTGCAGACGGCCTGGGATTCAATCAATGACAAAGTTGTTTACATTGGCTACTGCCATTTGCAGGAACAGCCCAAACTAAAACCAGGAACTGTCATTACGCAAAGTCAGACAGTCGGCAAAGTAGGCAACACGGGGTCAGCTTCCAAGAACGCTCATCTCCATCTAACAATTGGCCCAAGGGTCACATCGGTAACATTCGGCACTGTCTTTGACCCTGAAAAGTTCATTGACGAGCGTCTCGATGCCTAGCTGGAAGCACCGCCGCAGGCTGATCTACATGAGCTTTGCTCTATCTGCCCTGATGATTCTGTTTGGTGCAGCTACCTACGCCTCTGACAGTTCGGTCAGCAGGGAACTAATAATCGGCGGTGTCGCCTTGATAAGCATTATCCTGACCGCTTATACTGCATTTGCTACATACGAAGATGTAAAGACAAGGAAAAGGGAAGAAAATGAAATTTTTTAGTGCAGAATTTTGGTCATACAGCGGCGAGCGCGCTATCAAAACAGTAGCTCAATCAGCATTAGCTTTTTTGGGGTCGGGTTCAATTGGTTTATTTACAATTGATTGGGCTAGCCTGGCATCAGTATCGCTAGGTGCTGGCCTGCTGTCTATCCTGACTTCAGTTGCTTTCAAAAAGGACTAAAAGAAAAAACCCCTAGCCAATCCTCTAGGGGCTTCTCTTGTTCCGACCCGACCCCGCAGGGATCACTCTCGGTTTGTCTTGGCAACATTTGTAGCTAAGTGACTAATAAGAAAATAACAGGGGATTTTAGGTTTGTCAAATACTTTTTGTAGGTATGTCATCTACAGGTGCGATAACGGCCATGCGCTGTTGTTAGGCCACCTTGTAAACAATCGCGGTTTGAACATCTCCCCGTCTCCAGTCGTATGTTCGTCCTGCACGAGTAGCTTTAGCCACTGTGATTTTCCCGCCTCTTTTGAGCTTCCGTCTCTCATAAGCCGTTAGTCCGCCCCACACACCAAACTCCTCATTAGTTTTCAGTGCATACTCCAAGCACTGCTTCATCACTGGACACTGAGCGCATAGCTGCTTGGCCACCATGTATAGATTCACATTGGCATCCTGATCTGGAAAAAACAGCTCTGGGTCTGTATTGGTGCAGGGTGGGATTGTCGGCGCTTGTTCCATCGCCTCAGCAAGCTTTATGTATTCAGGATGATAAATCATTCAAGCAATCTAGGCTTGCCAATTCAGTTTGTCAAATCAGCGTTCTTCGGGGCTAGTGCCGCCCCAGATGCCGTGTCGCTGATTGGTGCGTAGCGCATAGTCAAAGCACTGTTTCTTGATGGGGCAGTCGTAGCAGATACCTTTGGCAATGACGCTCATCTGATGCCGCACCGTAGCATCTGGCTCATCCTCTGGATACCACAGCGCAGGGTGCTTTTCGCACTCTACTCCGCCTACAGCCTGTATAGAAAATAACAATTTCATATACTCGCTTGATAAATGACCTAGCCATTTCATAAGATAAGGCTATCCAATGAAAGGACGAATTTGGAGATTTACGCACCACAAATACTAAATGGGGCAAAGCTGCTGGGAAACTTTGAGCCAGGAAGCCCTGAGTGGCATTCTGAGCGGTCTAGGGGCGTTGGGGGTAGTGAAGTAGGGACCATACTCGGTCTAAACCCTTACGAGAGCGCCTATGCTTTGTGGGCTAAAAAGACAAACAGGATTCCATCTGAGATTCAGGAGAATTGGGCAATTCGGTTCGGTAAGGCTTTTGAGGAGCCAATCCTAAAACTCTGGATGGAGGAGCATCCTGACTGGGATGTCTATACAACTGGCACATACGCAGACGGCGACTGTGAATACCGCCACGCTAACCCTGATGCCATAGCCATCCACAAAACCACTAAGGAGATGATGGTCCTTGAGGTCAAGACAGCCCGCAGCACTTGGGAATCAGTTCCGCCGTCCTACATGGCTCAGGTCTTGCACTACATGGGTGTGCTGAAGATTCAGCGCGGCATGATTGTGGCTGTTGCAGGTATGACCTGGAACGAATACGACGTGCCGTTTATCGCATCTGCCATAGACCTACAGAACGAAATGATTGACCAATTCTGGGCTTCAATTCAGTCAGACAAAAAACCTGAGTGGGATGGCTCGGAAAGCACCTACCAGGCAGTTAGGGCTGAGAACCCGCAGATTGAGATTAGGGACCACGAACTCGGTCAGGTAGGGGTTTTACTACTCCAGGCCCAGGAAAGGGCTGATAGGGCCAATTCTGAGCTTCTGAGGGTCAAGTCTGAGGTGATGGACAGCATGGGTAAAGCCAAGTATGGAACTGTCA